AAGATCGTGCAAACTGGTTACGAGTCAGATATCAACGGATCGTCGCTGTCGATTCAGCGCATTGAAATCCAATACAAGGATGGGAAGCTGTCATGAGCAACTACACCAAGAGTACCAACTTTGCTACCAAAGATGCGTTGTCATCTGGCAATCCGCTGAAGATTGTCAAGGGCACTGAGATTGACACTGAGTTCAACAACATTGCCACGGCTATCTCTACAAAGGCTGATCTTGCATCGCCTACGTTCACTGGTACGCCTGCCGCTCCAACAGCTTCGGCTAGCACCAACACCACCCAGGTCGCAACTACTGCTTTTGTCCAAGCTGCGATTTCGTTGGGTATCCAGGCTCTGCATCCGGTTGGCTCTATTTATACGGCTATAGTGTCAACCAACCCTGCGACATTGCTGGGCTTTGGCACTTGGAGCGCATTCGGTGCTGGTCGGGTCATGGTTGGTTTTGACTCCAGCAATGCTCTGTTCGACACGGCTGAAGAGACTGGTGGAAGTGCCGATGCCATTACGGTTAGCCACACGCATACTGCCACAACAACGATCACGGACTCTGGTCACACCCACACTGCAAATGTGCCAAATGAATTTGCCACTGGCACGGTTGTGACAAGCGGTCTGTCTTCTAGCGATGGACTTAATTCTTTGGGTAAAAATGTGTTGACCAGTTCCAGTACTACTGGCATCACTGCCGCCACCACTGTGGCATCGTCTGGTTCTTCTGGCACAAATGCCAACTACCAGCCGTACATCACTGTATACATGTGGAAGAGGACTGCGTGATTACACATCACTTCAGTGACGGTCTGTATGCAAAAGAAGCAAGATTCCCTGCTGGATCTGTCATTCTCAAGCATACACATGAGTTCAGCCATCTATCGATCTTGGCTCATGGGAAAGTTGCAGTGATGATTGGCGATGATGTGAAGATTGTGAGCGCACCTGCTTGCATTGAGATCAAGGCTGGTCTTACGCATGGCGTAAAAGCGATTGAAGATTGTGTTTGGTTCTGTATCCATGCAACTGACGAGAAAGATGCGTCAAAAGTGGATGATGTTTTGATAGGGGTTTGATATGCCTATAGCAGCAGCAGCAATTATGGGTGGATCCTCCATACTTGGAGGTCTTCTAGGTGGACGTTCGGCTCAACGTGCAGCACAAGCATCTGCTCAAGCGCAACTTGAGTCTGCGCGTATCGCCGCTGAAGAAGCACGGTTCCGACCTGTAGGCATCACTACTAGGTTTGGTCAATCGACGTTTCAAACAAGCCCTGAAGGCCGCGTAACGGGTGCTGGTTACGAGTTGTCTCCTGAACTGCGTGCTTACCAAGACCGTCTGATGGGCTTGACAGGCATGGGATTGACCCAGGCCGAGGCTGCACCTGGGATGTACCAGTCACTGATGGCTGCTGCTCCTAGCCTGTTTGGGCTGGCTCAAGGCTATCTGGCAGAGACTCCACAGCAGGCTGCTCAACAGTACATGGCTCGTCAACAAGAACTGCTGGCTCCTAGCCGTGAGAGGCAGCTTTCACAACTTCAAAACCGACTGTTCCAAACTGGCCGTGAGGGTTTGGCTATTGGCGCTACTGGCGCTCGTCCTAGTGGCGCTGCTGGCCTTGGTGCGGCATCTCCGGAGATGGAGGCCTACTACAACGCTCTGGCTCAACAAGATGCTGAATTGGCTACTAGGGCACAACAGGCTGGCATGGAGCAGACTCGGTTCGGTGCTGGGTTGTTTGGCACTGGTGCTGATTTGCTGCGAGGCGCTTACCAGGGCCAGATCGGTGCTTTGGCTCCGTTTGAGGCTTATCTTGGCCAAGCCAAGGGACTTGAGTCTCTGGGTCAACAACCTCTTGCTCTGGGCATTGACATTGGCGCTAAAGGACAGAGTGGTGCTGCGGCTCAGGCAATGTTGTCAGGCGGTATGAGCGCAGCAAGAGCATTGGAAGCGGCTAATGCCTACAACCCGTTTGCTGATTTTCTTACTGGCTTGAGCCGAAATCCAGCATTGGGACAGGGTATCTCTAGTGCATTCCAACCGTACCGTGCTGGTAGAGAGGCTGTTGCCCAATACGGTGCTGAAAATGTTTATGGATATGGTGGTAGCGGCGCAACTCCGACTGATTGGAGCTTTTAATCATGGCAACTGATATCGTAGGTTCCTTGTTTGGTGTAACGCCAGAGGTATTGCAGCAGCGTCAGATGGAGATGGCTGACAGGCAGGCAATGGAGTACGCGCAACTAAGTCCTTTGCAAAGGGCTAGTTACGGTCTTGCTCGTGGCGGCTATCAACTTGCTGGCGCATTGGGTGGCCAAGACCCGCAACTGCGTATGATCAGCAATCGCAATGCCATTGCGCGTCAGATTGATCCTACAAACCTAGAGTCGATGCAGATGGGCATCCAGGCTCTACAGCAAGCTGGCGACTCTGTGGGCGCTATGCAGTTGGCTCAAGTGCTGCGGCAGGCTGAAAGCGAAGCGGCGCAGCGTTTCCAACGTGAGGCTGCTGGTGAGGCTTCTCTTGCTACTGCTCGTCGTGAACGAGTTCAAGCAACGCCAAGGGAAATTCAGTTGGCTAGGGAGTTGGCTTCTCAACGTGGTGCCCCAGGTACACCAGAATATCAAGAGGCCTACAACGCTGAATTGACAAGGCTGACTACCACTGGAGAGTCTGCTACTCCTGAGATGCGTAATGCGGCGGCACTTGCTTCTAAAAAGGGCGCTCCAGGATCTCCTGAATACGAGACCGAGTATCAGGCTCAACTTTCTCGCTTGACTACTAAAGCAGAGGGTCGTGAGGCAACAAGTACAGAACTGACAAATGCTAGGGCTTTGGCAGCACTAGCTGGCCCAGTTGGTTCTGCAGAATACAACGCTGAGTTCAGAACACAGCTTAATCGTCTAACGACGAAGCCAGAAGGTCGTCAGGCCACCACTAACGAGATCCAAAATGCTACTGCGTTGGCTCTGACGGCTGGCCCCATTGATTCTCCTGAGTACCAAGCTGAGTTTAAGACGCAACTGGCTCGTCTAACGGCGAAACCAGAAACTCGTCAAGCAACAACCAATGAGATTCAGAATGCTACTGCGTTGGCTCTGACGGCAGGGCCAATCGGCTCTCCAGAATACGAAGCTGAGTTTAAGACGCAACTGTCTCGTCTCACCACTAAGCCAGAAGGACGAGAGGCTACCACACCAGAGTTGACAAATGCTCGGGCTATTGCCGAACGTGCTGGTCGTCCTGGCTCTCCTGAATATGAGGCCGCATTCAATGCCGAGTACAGAAGGCTGACGCAAAAAGATGGGCAGCAGACTGAACTTGCAAGACTGCAAGCATTGCGTGATAGTTATGCTCCAGGATCTCAAGCTCGCAAAGAGGTACAAAACCGCATTGATGCTCTTGGCAAGGGTGGAGGAGTTAGCGTCACAAACGTGCTTCCGAGACAAGAAGCTGGCGTTAACAAAAATAAAGTTGAGTTGGCTGGCCAAGTGGAATCTAGTGCGCTCAATGCGACTGATAGGATTACGCTGGCAAGGAATCTGCGGTCATTCTTGCCACAGGCGTTTACGGGTCTTGGTAGTGATGTCAAACTGGAAGCCTCTCGATTTGCTGCGGCTCTTGGCATTCCGGTCACTGGGACAACTGAGTCACAGATCATTGATCAGATTCTTGGTCAGATGACCATTGGCGCTGCTGGCCAGCTTAAAGGTGCCTTGTCTGATAAAGACCGAGAATTCTTGAAGCAAACGATTGGTACACGCGGTCTTACTCGTTCTGCGCTTGAATTTGTGTCTCAGCGCATTGAACGAGAGGCTCGTGTTGATGAACGACTTAACGAAGCAGTTCAAGCATGGCAAAAATCTGGTAAGAGCCTGAACGACTTTAACTTTGTGACGCAGCGCAGTGAAGCCGCAAGGCAAATTGATGCTGACATTAAGCGTTTGGAAGAGCTTCGGCGCAAACAAAAGGGTGGATAAGATGGCACTTACTGAGCAAGAACGGCAAGAACTAACTGCACTGGAAGCATCTTACGGTTCTCAAGAATCCGTACTTAGCCCCAACTACCAGCCTCCTGGGCTATTGCGGCAATTTGGACAGGCCGCACTACAAACTCTTCCTGAGATTGGTGGATTGGTCGGTGGAGTAGTTGGTGCCGCAACTACTAGAAGCCCAATTGGCGCTCAGTCAGCCGCTGCTGTTGGTCGAACTGCTCTCAGTTCACTGGGCCGAGGATTGATGGGCACGGGTGTTGGCACAGTAGGTGGCACTGCGATTAAGCAACAGGTAGACACAGTACTTGGTCGCCCACAACCGCTGGAAAAAAATCTTGCGGAACAGTTGAGCAACGCGGCTACCAACGTTGCACTGGATGGCGCTGGCAATCTTGTGTTCCAGTTGGCAGGCAAGGCATTCAAAGTCGCTAAAGAAGCTCTTCCCGCGTCTGGCTTGTTTGGCCGTGGAGTAGCAGAGAAAGACTTGAAGTTGCAAGTCCAGCAATTGTTGGAGCGTGAAGGTGGAAGCCTGACCCGCTATCAAGTTTCTGGCGGTCCTTTGGCAAGTGTTACTGAATCTATTGGCCGCGCTGGCGTTTCTGGCCGTCCAACATTTACGCAACTGGAACAAGCCAACCTGCGAGCCTTGCAAAGCTCTAGGGATCAGGTTCTTGATGACGTAACAACAAGGTTTGTCGATGACCTGAATGCTGGTGCAGCGTATAAAGACATCATCACACGAGGACAGGAAGCTCTTAGTCGAACTGTCAAGCCTTTCTACGAGCAACTTCCGAAACGTGGCGGCGACATCCCTGTTATCACGCAAGGTATCGCTCAATCAGCTAGTCAACAGTTGGCTAGGGCAGAAGCCATTTCTAAAACCTCTGACCCATCGTTGAGCCTTGGTTCTGAGGTTGTTTCTGATTTGAGGAAACTGGCCGATTTGAAGGACAACATCAGTTTCGCAGAGGCTCATGAGTTCCGCTCGAAACTGGGTGAGCGTCTCCGCGCAGCACGAGATGAGTTTGGCAAGAACTCACCTCAAGTCGCGTTGTTGTCGCGCACCATGAAGGATATTGATTCTGCGATGGATAACGCAGCGGCACGGTTGGACCCTGCGCTTAAAGCTGAATACGATAGCACCTCAAAGTTTTACAAAGAAGGTATTACCGAGCTTTTCCCCAAGACACTTGCTAAGCTAGATAGGACTACTGCTGAACGACTTGGCGAAACAGTGTTCAGGTCTGGCAATGTGTCAGAAGTGGCGGATTTTTACAAGTCTCTAGACAGGGCCAAACAGCTTAATCCAAACCTGGACGTTGCGTCTGTCAGGTCTGGCATTCAGCGTGGGTATCTTGCCAGCCAGATCGGCGAGGAAGGCACAGACTTCTCAGCAAGTTCTTTGTTGGCGCTTGGCAAGAAGCTACAAGAAGACAAGAAGTTTCGTAGAACGTTCGATACCGCACTTGACCCTGCCGTCAGGAAGAATGTGGACTTGCTGATCAATGCGGTTAAACTGTCTCAACAGAAGCCTCAAAACACGTTCTCTCTGGCTATCAACTCAGAACAGGCTGAGGGTGTGCGGGGTGTGCTGCAAGGTCTTGTAGCCGCATCTGGTGCCTTGGGCGCATACAGCGAACTGGGATTGGTTGGTGGAGTGGCTGCTGGAACTGGCATCTTGTTGACTCCACGAGTCATGGCCAAGTTTGCGACTAATCGAGAGGCTGTTAATGCACTCTTAGATGCAGAGCGTTCTTTCAGGAACTTGGGCAATCTCCCTGCTCAGCAAAAGCAGCAGGCTGCGTTGAGAACAATTGCTCTCATGAACTCTGCATATGACCGAGCAGGTGTGACGGCTGAAGATTTGGCACCGCAGCAGCAACCAGCTGCCGCTCCATTGCAAGCACCTGCTGGTGGGACTCTAACCCCTGAAGAGCAGGAAGAATTGAAAAAGTTGATGTCTCGTTATGAGCAGGAGTAAACAATGTTGTCCCTTATCTCTACCCTCGGTGGCCTACTCATCAGCGGCCTGCCCAAGCTGCTCGAATACTTTCAGAACAAGGCCGATCAGAAACATGAGCTTGCACTGGCCCGGATGCAAAACGAGCGAGAGTTGGCTCTGGCTGCACAAGGTTACGCCGCGCAGCAGCGCATCGAGGAGATTCGCACGGATCAAGTCATGATGCAGACCGAGGCGCAGATGACGGAAGCCGCGCTCAAGCACGACGAGAAGATTCTGGACAGGGCGCACAAGTGGGTTGCCAGTTACGTCGGCACTGTGCGTCCGACGGTGACGTACATCTTCGTGATTGAATTGGTGCTGATCAACCTGTTCCTGTGCTACTACCTGTACACGAACCCTGGAATGATCAAAAGCATGGACGACGTGCTGCGCTACTCGGACATCATCTTCAGCCCTGATGAAATGGCTATGCTTGGCGGCATAATTGGCTTTTGGTTCGGCTCTCGCAACTGGAACAAGAAGTGAAACTCAGCAAGGTCGGCGCTGACTTGATGCATAAGTACGAGGGTTTTAGAAACCGCCCATACCTGTGCCCGGCGCACATCTGGACAATTGGGTATGGCCATGTGCTGTATCAGGAGCAGATCAAGCTGCCGATGTTCCGGCCAGAAGGAAAGACCAAAGCCGACATCCCGATGATCCGCAGTGAGTACCCATTGAAACCGGAGGACAACCGTGTCTGGTCTAAGCAAGAAATCAATGATCTCTTCGACGCGGATGTCGCAAGTTTTGAGCGTGGTGTTTTACGACTTGTGCCCGGCAGTGTTGGCCGTCAAGGCCGCTTTGACGCTCTGGTCAGCATTTCCTTTAACTTCGGGCTAGGTAATCTGCAGCGCTCCACCATCCGAATGAAGGCCAACCGGGGCGATTGGGAAGGTGCTGCCGATGCATTCATGCAATGGACAAAGGGCGGTGGGCGTGAACTCCCCGGCCTTGTCAAACGTCGCAAGGACGAGCGAGCGCTATTTCTGTCGGATAGCAGCCCTGTTGGCTTGCAGCACTGACCCAGTTGTTCATGCCTAAGTCGGTCAACAAGCCGAGCGACGAGCAGGCACAGCAGTTTGACGAGTATGTCAAACACTGGCAACAAACACTGAATCTAATGGATTGGCGCTTAGAGCGCAGTAGCAAGCCTGTGAAGGCTGCAATGGCGGCAGTGCAGTGCGACAGTCAGGCTAGGCTAGGGTCGTACCAGTTGGGCGACTTTGGATCCACACAGATCAACAGCGAGTCATTGTCGATGACTGCGCTACACGAGTGTTTACATGTCTTCCTATTCGACTTGATTTCGACAGCACAAGACAGGGCAGCAACACCTGAGCAGCTTGATGCGGCAGAACATCGAGTAATCAACGTGCTTGAGAGGGTTTTATATGGCGCAGCCAGTAGTCAGTGAGCGAGATTTCATCGATCTCTGGGAGAAGTATAAGTCCGCATCACAGCTAGCAAAGGTACTTGGCATTGCTGAACGCAATGTCATGGCCCGTAGAAAGCGCATCGAGGCCAGGACAGGGCAACTCCTGGAGACTCTGGACAGGCGACACACCAGATCGTTTGACCACCTTAGCCCATCCAAATCCTCGTCTGCAAGGTATGCCCTTGGCATTGAGAACGGCATCGTGCTTGTCTTCTCAGATGCCCACTTCTGGCCTGGGATCAGGTCTACAGCCTATAAAGGTCTGCTATGGGCCATCAAGAACTTGAAGCCAAAAGCTATCATTAACAATGGTGACGCTTTTGACGGGGCAAATATATCCCGTCACCCTAGGATAGGGTGGGACAGTAAGCCTAGTGTAGTGCAAGAACTGAAGGCTTGTGAAGCAGCTTTGGAAGAGATTGAGGAAAGCGCCAATGGTGCAAAGTTGGTGTGGTCATTGGGGAACCATGATGCGAGGTTTGAGAACCGGCTGGCCAACACAGTGCCAGAGTTCATGCACATCGGCGGGTTCAAGCTCTCAGATCACTTTCCTGCCTGGATACCATGCTGGTCGTGCTGGCCAACGGATGAGGTGGTTGTCAAGCACCGCTTCAAGAATGGCGTTCATGCCACCCACAACAACACTGTCAACGCTGGCATTAGCGTAGTTACAGGCCATCTGCACAGCCTCAAGGTCACCCCGTTTTCTGACTACAACGGCGTGAGATTCGGTGTTGATACGGGCACTCTGGCAGAGATTGACGGCCCCCAATTCACTGATTACATGGAAGACAATCCAGCGAATTGGAGGTCGGGCTTTGCTGTGCTAACGATCCACAAGGGTAGGCTTCTATGGCCAGAGCTTGTGCATCGCTACGCACACGACAAGATCGAGTTCAGGGGTCAGGTGATAGACGTAGAGGCCTTCTGAGCCTTCAGATCCTCTTGCTCTTTCAATATGGCGCGATAGGCTTGTAGTGCAGAGCGCAGATCCTGCCTCATGTGGGAGACTTGATCTTCCAGGTCATTGATCTTCTGTAGGGATTCGTGAGCGAACCGGATCAACTGGTCGGTCTTCCAGCTTGCGAAATCGTGCGCCTCCGTGCTTGGCTTTTGGGATTGGGCGTTCTTCTGTGTGGAAATCATGCTCGTTGCCGCATTTTCTGTGTCTGTAGATCAACCCGTTTCTCTGGCTCGTTCTTTCTACTGTCGTCCATGTTCCGCAAACGGGGCATTTCACTTGGGGGACTCCATCCGAATTTTCTCCATGTTTGCTGTACGTCTGTTGCAGCGGCAGGAATATACCTGAATTTCGGGTCTAAGATGCTTAACATTTTTCTACTCCAAAAGCCTTTCTGATGAGGTCGGCAGAATGGTACGGCTCGGCCTCGTATGCTATGTCGGCACAGCGATTGGCAACGACTGAGGCGAAACGCTGAAGAGTGGCGTTAGAGAGACAGACCATTGATCCCTGATTGGCATCTACCAGACGATACGCTCCAGCCTCTTGAGCCAGCTTGATGATGTCTTCTTTCATGCTTTCCCCCTTGCTCGGATGGCACGATTAATTTCCTCAGCGTTGTTGTCGCTGATGCACAGGCCCGTAACGATGCGGCACACTGCCTCACGCTCATCAGCCCGAACGATAGCCTCGACTGCCTGGGCGAATTCATGCACTTCCTGATGCTTGCGCCAAAGCTCTACGATTTCTTTGTGGATCATGTGTTTCTGTCCCTGAGTATCTTTTCAATGTCCATCACGACATCTCGAACGTCATAGTCCCACTCTGCGATCTCAGCGTCAGTCAGCCCGACCCACTGGCGCTGTTCTGGTTGCTTCTCAGCCTGCTCGATGGCGATGCGGATAGCGGTGATGGCGGCATCATGTGCAGATTCTGGGAAGTTCTCAAGCCCGTCCTCCCAAATGCGCGTCAGCGCCTCCAGCGCCTGCCTCATTGCTTCGATGCTCATACATCCCCCTTACGCATCCAGTACGCTTTGTGCCGCAGCGTTTCGGATTTGTTGTCTGCAATGGCCTCCGCAATCATGTCCAGATAGTCGGCCATCAGTTCTTTTGTTAGCCACGCCACCGGCTCCTGCTTCTCAGCCTGCTCGATGGCGGTGCGGAGGGCGTGTTGGGCTTTCAACACATCGTAGGGTTCGCTTAGTCCGTCCAACGCCTCCAGCGCCTGCTTCATTGCTTCGATGCTCATCTGCGACTCTTCTTCATCTTTGGCATTTCTACCGTTACCTTGCGAGGATTGATGCCCTCAAAAGCCCCGACTCTAGAGGCCACTGATGGATAAGGCTCTACGCCTGTCTTGCGCTTGTCGTTGAGGACTCTAGAGGCCTGATAAGAGCGTTTCCTATCAGTCTCTAGATCTCTGAACGACAGTTGCGCTTTGTAGTCTTTGTCGAATGGGTTCATAAAAAGGTGGCCTACTCGCTGCGTCTGTGCTTTGCTTGGAAGCCGAGCACTTGGATCGTTGCTACAGCACAGCATCCGCTTTCGGCCATTGATCAGAAGCAGTTGGTTGTACAGTTGCCGAAATAACAGCAGGTCGTACATGTAACCATACGTCCATTCATGGTGTAGGTATGGGTAGAACAAGATGCCCAGGCTCCGGTGGTCACCAGGGCGATTCCAATGGCTGCAAAAAACTTCTTCATGCTGTCACCTCTTTAACTTTTGCTTGGGTTTGTTCCAGGGCTTCGATCAACTCTTCGACTTGTCCTTGATCCAGAGAGATGTTCATGCTGCCGTTGAGGGTATAGATGGACAGCAGGATCTTGTTTTGCAACAAGGACACGAAGACGTTTTGCTCTCCGTTTTTGACTTTGACTTGCATCGTGTGATGGTTCATGATTTCTCCAGTGTGTAGTACCAGTAGGGGCCTTTGCGTTGACACGCAATGTTGATTCCGTTTTGTCTCAACTCTGAGATGATTGAGTTGACAGCGCAGACATTCGCATGTCTGATGATGTCCAGGGTGCTAAATTCACCGCCAACTTCCAGCAACTTCAACACCCTGTTTAGCCGATCACTTTTATCGAGTCGGGCGCTGTTCATGTTCAGAACGGAATGTCTGCGTCATCAATGTCAGGAGCCTGACGAACTGGCTTGCGCTCTTCCTCTTCCTTCTTAGGGTTGTTGATGTAAGCCCAGCCATCCCAGCCACCCTCTTTGAGCGGGATGCTATCGATCTTGAGCATTGCACCGTTCTTGGTGTCAATGATGCTACCAATGCGGGTATACCGCTTCTTGACCTCACCCTGGGCATTCTTGTACTCGCCCGTAACGCAGGAAATCTCTTTCAGAACTTTACTCATCTTTACTCTCCAATCTTCTGTTTCAACGCTTGCACTTTTTCATCCACTTCAGCCAGGAACTTCTTGACCTCAGTTTCAGCCTCTTCAATCCACCTGTCATCCCGATTTACCCTAGCAATAAATAGTTGGGCTTTCGGTGGAAACCGTGGGTCAAAAACAACATAGTCACACCAGGGCCGGTCAGCACAGCGCATCTGCCACTGCATTTGAGCGTAATACTGTGCAGACACCGGATTGTTGGACAGCATGACTTCTAGGAATGTCTTGGACTCCGGGCACTTGATCTCGACCATGCCACCTTCTACAAGCCCATCAGGAGACGCTCCAGCCATCGCAATGGTTGGGTGATGGATAAACCCCACCTCCTCGACTAGAACGCCCCTATAGGCCTCGTATGCAGCCCTGGCGAACTGCTCTTGCTCGATGCCCCACTGGAGGGAAGAATTGGTATAGCCGTCTGCTCGGTTGCCGGTGATCCGCTCCAGGACTAGCTGGGTCAGGTAGTGGCCGCGATCAGCACCATAGCCGGTCTTGGTCTTCGCTAGCACTTTGTGCAGATTGCTGGCGGTGACTTTGCCACATCTGGCGCTTTGCCATGCATCAGTCCCTTGTTTAATATTTCGGTAGTCGTTTGCATCCATCTTTAGGACTCCACGTTTTATTTCTACGTTTATCTGTCCAACCATCAACCCATTTGACGATTGTTTGTTTTTTTACACCATGTGCTGCTGCTGCCGTTACGAGGGATTCGTAAACAACACCATGAACAAGCCACAAGCACGATTTCGTTTTATTTAACTGCTGCTGTGAGTGAGTTGCCCATCGGCAGTTTTCTGGTGAGTACCCTTGATCGTTATTTATGCGATCTATTGATGTGCCATGCGGTTTTTCTCCCATATCTTTGTAAAACTGCTCAAAAGAGTTAAGCCACTGATTGCAAACAGTAATGCCCTTCCCGCCATACTTTGCAAAGTCTTTAGATTTTGGATTAGTGCATCTATCTTTCATGGATACCCATGATGAGTAGGTTGCTGTGTTTTTCATCCCATGTCTTTTGACCTTAGATCCAATCAAAGCCTGAGTACATTTTTTGCAACTAGAGACTCGATTGTGTTTGACCCTTGTTGCTAAGTACGTTCCAACGTCACCACAAGAGCATTGGCAAAGCCACTGGATATGACTGTCTTTGGAGCGTTCTGTAAGCACAGAAATGAATGTCAACATGAAACACCTTGCTGTAATGGATTTCTCAATTATAAACCATTACGGCGCTGCTGGAACCACTCGTCGGTGCGCTGCTCATCCATTGGATTTCTCCTGCTTGGCACGGGCGATCCGAGCGGCTTTGGCCTCGATCACCTTCTTGATGGAGTCCTGGTGGCCCTGACAAGCATCGTAGGCCTGTTTGTAGACCGTCTGCAGCTCTTCCCCTGTCACAGTGGCCTCGATGGCTGCAAGCCAATCTGTAACGTCAGGCGCATCACCCTCGGGTAGATCCTCACCGGCATAGATGTAAAGACCCAAGCCATGCAGACTCAGAGCCTTAGTCATGCAGCGCATGATGGCCGTGTTTACCGCAAACGCATCTGGGTTAGGGATAGCCTTGTTTCGGTGATCCATAACCGGAAGCTGGCAGGTCATGGGCTTGCCAAAGATCGTTACTGTGACCCAGACCAGCGCAGTGCCTCCTGGCAGGGTCATGAACGGCTCTTCGGTGTACTGATCTCGCTTGAACGTCTCCACCTTGAAGGTGGCGGTTGGATCAGCCTTTAGCGCCTCTGCCCAGGCCCATGCCCACGATAGGTAGGTAAGTCCATTCTTGCGCTCTGTGTGCTCGTTGACGTTAGTCTTGAGCAGATTCTCGATACTCATCTTCTCTCCTTGAAAGACCCCGGCGGGATTGCTAGGGCATGGGGTGGATTGTACAGTTCTCTTAACGCCACACAAGACTTTTTCATAGGGACTTACCCTAACCCGTAGCCAGTGAATGTAGAGTACACTGTACGGATGACCAAAGAAGAGGCGATCAAACGGGCGGGTTCTCAAGCTGCACTGGCTCGGATACTGGGCGTGTCCAGGGGCGCAGTGAATCAGTGGAAGCAGATGCCACAGGGCCGCGTCTATCAGCTGATGGTCATCAAACCCGAGTGGTTTGTAGGGGCTTGACAAGTCCATAGAAATCCTAGACACTGCACTTGTTGTCGTAGCGGACAGCAAGTAAGGCCGTTTAAGTCTATCCCTGGCCCCGGATCCTCCCGGGGTTCCGCTACCGGGGATAGAACTTAAGCGGCTTTTTTGTTTTCCGAAGACAACCGTCAGGGCGCGTTAGCTGATGGTCTGCATGGACTGAACCCAAGAAACACCGCACACCGATACACCCCGGTGCAAAAGGCGACCAGCGTTGATTGACCGACTGGTAAAGCGTGAGGGACACGGTGGAACAAGACCTCTCGTATAAGCGAATCAATCCGTCAGGCGCACTTGGGCTGATGACTGCTTTTTTGGTTTAATTAAGATGAATTGCGGTAGCAGATCGAAAGCTGGAGCGGGAGGATCGTAGTTATCCACCCTTGGGGAACCTATGACTGAAAGGAAATCAATGTTTGAGAGTGGATTCGACAGATTCTGGGCAGCATGGCCAAAATCATTCAGAAAAGGCGGCAAAGCAGCCTGCCTAGCAAAGTGGAAGAAGACCTATTGTGAGACGTGTGCAGATCAGATCATCAAGCACGTTGAGTGGATGAAAACAACCGATCAGTGGCGAAAAGACAACGGTGCATTCATTCCAGCACCACTTGTCTACCTGAACCAGCAGCGTTGGGATGGGGCAGAGATTCCAGAAATCAAAAAGCCGCTTACTATGGAGCAAGAGTACCAGCAGCGTATTGCCAACACAGTCCCGATGCCTGACCACATCCGGGAGCGGCTGGCTCAGATCAGGCGAGGCGTATGAGCGCAAACCAAACCCAAGTTGCAGGGCAGCACTACAAAACCGAAATCCAGCCCTGGGATTTCATTGCTGCCAACAAGCTCGACTACTTTGAGGGCAACATAATCAAATACGTCAGTCGGTGGAGGGTCAAGGGAGGCGTAGAAGACCTACGCAAGGCCCGGCACTACCTGGATAAACTCATTGAGATGAACGTCAAACCATGACCCATGAGCAAGCCCAAAAAATCCTCGACAAAGTACGCGAGGGTGTTGCCTACCCGGCCAGTATTGTGGATTTCGCCCTATTCCTCACCGGAGACATTGAGTCATATGAGGCGCACGGAAGCCAGGGAATGGGTGGAGCGGTACAAACGCAAGGCCCGGCAAGTTGGGGCAGAGCAAGCCCGGATATGGTGGAGCGTCATCATCTCGGCCATTGAGCGTAAACGGGGCTTAGACGCGGCAACCGAACTGCGTAGACTCATGAACGAGGAGCGTAAGAAATGACCTTTATGGTTCAGTTTCCGATTGACGCAAACCCAGTACCGAAGGGCAGGCCTAAATTCAGCAAGATCGGTGGCTTTGTCCGAACCTACACGCCCCGCAAAACCAGCGACTATGAAACCATAGTCCGGGAAACCGCAAGGCAAGCGATGGGGCCGACTGAAGTCCTAGAAACGCCTGTAGCAGTCTATCTGTACATCAGGCTACCTATCCCTAAGTCATACCCTAAAAAGCGCCTGGAGGCCTGTTTACGGGGCTTGGAGAGGCCAACTAAAAAGCCCGACATTGATAACCTAGCGAAAAGTGTCCTGGACGGGCTGAATGGTGTAGTTTATGTTGACGATGGCCAGATCGTCAGCCTCCATGTGACCAAAGTCTATTCATCCGCGCCTGGGGTTGATGTTCTCATCAAAGAAGAACTGCCATAAAAAACGGCCCCGTAGGGCCATTCTTACCGCTTGCCTAGGATGATCCTAAGCAGCAGGGCTAATCCAGCGTACAGCATACAGAGGCCTCAATCTGTTCAATGATGGTTGGGTCAAGCACCGGCAGGATATCCAGCCCGTGTACTTTGGCTGACATGAGATAGGCCACTGGTGGCCATGCTGGGCCGCAGGTTGGCGACTCTGGGTCAGTGTTGGCGGGTTCGCCTGGATCATACTCAAGCTCACAGTCAAGCTCGATTCCTGACCCTGCGGCATAGGTATGGTTTATTGTTCGCACATTAAATCCTCAGGTACTTCATGCTCAAGACCAAAGGCCTCGGCTAGTTCTTCAATGGTCAACCTGTGCGCCCTGTAGTCATGGAAACTGTCGCCACCGCGCTGTTGGTAATCCTGCAACGCACCGCACAGGTCAGCAAGAGCGCAGCGCACTGCGCTCAGTTGTTTCTCTGTCATTTTTGATTTTTCCATATCTTGTAATCTGTAAAATACTCAAAGACCAAAAAACCGCCGTCAACCTTAGCAGCGACTGCTCCCCAAGGACAGCGGCGCATAGCGGTACGATGGTCTGCACATTCAACAAACCGAAAAGGCTTCATGTATGGTCTTTCTAATGTATTTTTCATAATCAAGCCCTCCAGACGATCAGATCAGCAAACAGCACGGCAATGGCCAGCAAGTAGACGATTCCGAGAATGATTCGATGTGCCATGATTAACCCTTTTCTGCTTCAATGATCTTGGTGATATAGGAAATCCGCTTTAATTCCACTTGATAGGTTTTCATTGTTCATTTTCCTCATATTGGTATGCTTTTACGGGGAATCTAACTTCAATATTTTTTTCGTAAAAGTGTTTCCGGGCTTGATCTAGTGCAGATTCTCTTGTATCTGCTATGACGGAAACACCACTATGCGAAAATTCACCGATAGCACCATTGTGGCGCGTCTCATAAACAACAAACCAAGGTTTCATGATGTGCCCCTTAGTGCAAAGCATACGAAACGATAGCATCTGTCCAGCACAGACGGCAATCCCGGCATTCCCCATTCTGAGCGGGTGCATTGCAGGCTTGGCCATGTACAGGCTTGCCTGATGTATGCACATTGGATGCAGTGATGCCTGGGATGCCCTGCAAACTGGCAGGCAGTTTTACAGGCTGATCTGGATACATGGCTGACAGACGGATTGTCAGATTAGCGGGCAATGCGCCATGTTTGACAATGTACTCTTTGACAATGCCATATTCCCGTGTTGGCAACCAATGCTCGCATTTTGGCGTGGCATTGCAGACGGCAGCGATTAGTTCCAGATGAGCCAGACCCTGTAGGTCTCCGCTATCGTGCCAGCGGAAATAGGCATCCTGGCCAATGTGAGCCACCATACCAGAGACCCAGGCCTGAGCATGGTCTGCGCTATCCATTGCAAGCCAGACGCTATCGAGCCGGGCAAATTGTGCGGGCTTGATGGTCTTGGCGTACATGGCATAGTTGCCCTTATCCGCGTAGCAGCTGGCACAGATTGAGCCTGCTATCTTGGCCATGCGGAACCCTGTTTGGCAGGATTCTGTTGGCAGGGAGAATGAGCGGCAGGGCATTTTGGTCGTCTGGGTGACAGACCCGCAGACCGCAGTAGCAGCTGCTTTGGTGATCGGAATGATTCGCATACGAAATGCTCCAAATAGACCCGTGAGGGCATTAGTGCAACAGCGCACCCCATAGCACCCAGTGGATGCTACAGGGTAGGTTGTGTTCAATCCTGCGATTTCGGAAAGGCTACGGCAAGCAGTTTGTACATCACTGCGTACCCTTCACTGTCTGCTGCGCCGAAGCTGCTATACCTATCTTGTGCAAGAGCGATGGCCTGCGCCGCCTCGCCTTCGGTTGCGCTATTGTTAAGCGCCTCCTCAGCCAGCTTATTTAGTTCTTGCGCCGCCTCTTCACGTCCCTCGATACTATATAAAGCCCATTGGGCTGCCGTCAAAGCTACCTTGAACGAACGTTTGACTGTCACATTTAACATTTACTATCTCCTGAATAGACCGCCTTGCGAATTGCTTGCGGCATGATGGTATTGTATAGGAATCTGAACACCAGGGAATAGGGACAAACCCTAATAGACCACTAGGGGAAACCCTTAGAATCCAGGGCCTGAACAATCAACAATGTGAGCGAGGACTAATGGCTAGACCATGCCGTCAGGATACTGTCAATTTCACCCGCGTGCTGACCGACGAACAACGCGCAATCCTACTGGCAGCAGGCGATGGAGACCTCACTGTAGGATTCAATGAGTGCCTGTCGCTGTGGGTATCGATCAACCCCATCAAGGCCAGTTTCTGTGGCAACGTTTCACGTGAAACACCCAGACCCAGGATGCACCGCAAGACCCCCAAGGAAGCACCATCCTCGTCACCCACCCTCGCTGATTCATAGGTGAAACAATGCATCCTCCGCATAACCTCATGCGTCTGGCGTATCAGGGTTTACCCTACTATCGTTAACCCTATTAGTGTTTACCCTATCAGTAGAAACCCTATGAGGGTTTACCCTGTGCGGGTTTGCCAGGATTTGTGATAGGGGGGGGAGGGTCGGGGTGGGTTGTAGAAATTTTGTGGTGCCCCACTCCCTCCGAAAAAGTGGATTTAGCCTAACAGCGTGGCGACAACGCCTGCTAAAAAAAGAGAGGAGAAAGAGTAGAGACCCGTAGATGGGTAGTCCTCTTGAAGAGGGAGCCTCTCGTTTATCTAGACTATGCCTGATGGCACCTGAGTTACGTTGCCCCGTTCACCTGACCTGCGGTGTCTCACGACATTGGCAGGGGGCTACTAGAAACTCACCCAGTTCGTCACGTTTATCCTACTTGGTCGGCTCAACCGCATAGAGGGGTGGGTCATGCCCCCGTGAACTCACTATATCATGGTTTACCCTATTCTCGTAAACGCTAGTTTCCTATACAATGGCTTATGGCTTACAGAACACCTGCTGTTTTACCCAAGACTGAGTACCAGCGGCTCAAAGAGCTAAAGAAGATGTTGGTCGAGTCTAAGGGCGAGGCTGTCGTCAAGAAGGTCATTGACATCGCCATGAACGACGACCACCCCCAACAGATGGTTGCACTTAAGATGTGCATGGAGAGGGCTTTGCCGGTCAGTCTGTTTGAGAAGACCAGCGCCCAGCGTAGTGCTGTCAATATCACCATCTCTGGCATCGGTGTCCAGGTTGGTGAAACTATAGAAGCCGAGGATGTGGAGCCAAAGTATGACTAATGAGGTGACTCGGTGGATGGTCACAGTTGAGCGTCCTACTTACTTAGAGAAAACCAGGACTTTGGTTGATCATCGTCATCTTGATGAGTTTGTTGGCAAGCTAATGAAGCTATACAACTGGTCACAAAAAGACCGCATCACCATAGAGCCAACAGAAATCGCACCGTACATAGGCAACAATGAGTGACCTGAACTTCTCACTACTGCCCTGGCAGCAAGAGGTCTACGCAGACCCTACCCGCTTTAAGGTGATTGCTGCTGGCCGTAGGTGTGGGAAGTCCAGGCTGGCCGCCACCATGCTGATCATCGAGGGGCTGCGGTGTCCCCAGGGTTCAGCGGTGCTGTACGTTAGTCCCACTATGGGACAGTCCCGCCAGATTGTATGGGACTTGCTGCTTGAGCTTGGCAGGGAGGTGATCCAGACCTCCAACGTCAACAACCTAGACATTACCCTGATAAACGGGGCCAGAATCTACGTCCGTGGCTCTGACCGTCCTGACACCCTGCGAGGCGTGTCTCTGACGTTCGCGGTGCTTGACGAGGTTGCCGACATCAAACCCCAAGCCTGGGAGCAGGTTATCCGCGCTTCTCTATCCGACAAGAAGGGCAAGGCTATTTTCATTGGCACTCCAAAGGGCAGGAACTGGTTTCACGACCTGTGGAAGTTGGGCCAGGATGGAGATGACAAAGATTGGAAGTCCTGGCACTTTACGACTAAAGACAACCCGCTGATAGATCCGGACGAGATCGAGTCTGCCAAGAAAACGCTGTCCAGCTTCGCTTTCAAGCAGGAATACATGGCCAGCTTCTCCAATGCTGGATCGGATGTCTTCAAGGAAGAGTGGATCAAATATGGCGAAGAACCGCCTTATGGCTCTTATTTTGTAGCTGTTGATCTGGCTGGCTTCGAGGAAGTGGCCAAACAGGCTGCAAACTCCAAAAAACGGCTAGATGAGTCGGCCATTGCGGTGGTCAAGGTCACGGATGAGGGCAAATGGTTCGTCCAGGAGATCGACCACGGCAGGTGGGATATCCGGGAAACGGCCACTAAGATTCTGACCAAGATGCGGGATTACCGGCCATTGAGTGTCGGAATCGAGCGTGGGGCGCTAAAGAACGCGGTTTTGCCGTATTTGAGCGATCTCATGAGGAAAAACAACGTGTTTTCGCACATCGTTGATTTAACTCACGGGAATCGCAAGAAAACGGATAGAATCGTGTGGGCATTGCAAGGCCGGTTTGAACACGGCAGAATAGTGCTAAACAGCGAAGAGAATTGGGACGACTTTGTTGACCAACTTCTGATGTTTCCCGCGCAAGGGGTACACGATGATCTGCCAGATGCACTCAGCTATATCGACCAGTTGGCTGTGACAAGCTACTTTGAAGATGCTGATGATGGCTGGGAGCCGATTGACGTTATTTCTGGTGTTTAACTGAAGGAGTTGAGAATGGCAAGCGCTTATAAAAGAGGCACTGGTAGCATCTATTCTGAAAAAGATCTAGCTGATGCTGAACGTGTTGCTCGTTTGACAAAACGTATCAAAAGTGATTCATTGCGCCGAAAAATGAGCGGTGAAAAAGGAATCACAATGACTCCTTATGACGTAGAGAGTCAAACTCGTAATGCGAGACGCATCTATCTTGAAAATCTTTCCACAGAAAAGGGTCGAGAGCTTAATCGCAGAAATGAAGAATTTGAGAGGGCCGTTGATTTGCCTCGCGCAAATAGCCGCGCTCAGTACGATTCTGAGAGGGCCGCTGGGGATCCATATGCGCTATCTATGTCTTTTGAGCAATGGCAAAATCTTGATTGATTGATTGGAGTCGCGTCATGGATCAAAACGAGTTCTACGAGCCGACAGAGAACGACAAAGAACTGACGGCGTTCGTCGTAGATCACTGTGATCGGTGGCGCGACTACCGAAACACCAACTTTCTAGACTCTTGGCTGGAATACGAGCGCATCTTCCGTGGCGAGTGGGCTGCTGAAGATAAGGTCCGTGACTCCGAGCGTTCCCGCATCGTCACTCCCGCTACCCAACAAGCCGTCGAAACCCGCCATGCCGAGATCATGGAGGCGATTTTTGGCCAGGGCGAGTTCTTTGACATCCAAGATGATCTCAGGGATGTGAACGGCAATCCTCTCGATGTGTCTATCCTCAAGGCACAGCTTATGGAGGACTTTAAGCAGGACAAGATCCGTAAGTCTATCGACCAGATTGAGTTGATGGCCGAGATCTACGGCACTGGCATTGGCGAGATCATCGTCAAGACGGAGAAAATCTTTGAGCCAGCAACCCAGCCTATCCCTGGTCAGCCTGGACAAGCAGCCATCGGTGTGATTGAAAAGTCCCGTGTTGCTGTCAAACTCAACCCGATCAACCCTAAAAACTTCCTGTTTGACCCCAACGGCACCTCTATTGACGACTGCATGGGTGTGGCCATCGAAAAGTACGTCTCGATCCACAAAGTCGTCGAGGGAATCGAAAAGGGCATCTACAAGAAGGTCAACATCGGGACTACCTACGAGGATTCCGACCTTGAACCGACCCAAGAGCCTAGCCAGTACCAAGATGAAAAGGTTCTGCTGCTGACCTACTATGGTCTCGTGCCGCGTGAATACCTTCAGGAGAATGATACCGAGACGGTTGTGCTGTTTCCTGACGACTCCGTGGCTGAAGACTACACGGATATGGTCGAAGCCATCGTGGTTATCGCCAACGGCTCGATGCTTCTGAAGGCAGAAGAGAACCCGTACATGATGAAGGATCGTCCGGTCATCTCGTACCAGGACGACACCGTGCCAAACCGTTTGCTGGGACGTGGGACTGTCGAGAAGTCTTACAACATGCAGAAGGCTATCGATGCCCAGATCCGTTCGCACCTGGATTCCCTGGCTCTGACGACTGCTCCGATGATGGGTATGGACGCTACGCGCCTACCGAGGGGTGCTAGGTTTGAAGTAAAACCGGGTAAGGCGTTCATGGTCAACGGCAACCCAGCCGAGATCCTGTATCCCTTCAAGTTTGGCCAGACCAGCCCGGATAACCTGCGTACCGCCCAAGAATTTGAGCGCATGTTGCTGCAAGCAACAGGTACTCTGGACAGCCAAGGCATGGTCACGAACGGTGCGCGTGATGGGCAGGCAATGTCCACCGCCGTTGCGACGATCATCAAGAAGTACAAGCGCACTCTGGTGAACTTCCAAGAGGATTTCTTGATCCCGTTCATCCAGAAGGCCTCGTTCAGGTACATGCAGTTCGATCCTGAGCGGTATCCGAGCGTGGATATGAAGTTCATCCCGACTGCTACCTTGGGCATCATTGCCAGAGAGTACGAGCAGCAGCAATTTATCGGTCTGCTGCAGACTCTTGGCCCGAATACGCCGGTTCTGCCGCTGATTTTGAAGGGCATCTTGAACAACTCCAGCCTGTCGAACAGGTATGAGTTGATCGCAGCCCTTGATCAGATGTCGCAGCCCGATCCAGAGGCCCAGCAAATGGCGATGGCGGCACGGCAGTTGGAGTTGCAAGCGGCTCAGGCTCAGATCGCTGACAAAACGACCCAGGCCGAGAAGAATCGTGCTGAAGCGCAGAAATTGCTCACTGAAGCGCAACTTATGCCGCAAGAAGTACAGGCCAAAGTCATCGCTTCGACGACTACGAACCTGCCGCAAGGTCAAGAGGCTAGCGAGTTTGACAAGCGGGTTAAGATTGCCGAGTTGATGCTCAAAGAGGCAGACATCAAAAACAAGTCTAAGATCGTCGAACTCCAGATGGCCGAGAAAAAGAACAAGGTAACCGGCATGGAAGAAGACTTCTTGGAAGAATTGTCCAGGGAGTTGAGCAATGGACGTTGAAAGCCTCGCCAAACAACTGATTCTTAAGGGGATGACGGAGGAACAGCAGAAGGCTGTTCTAATGTCTATCCGCGAATCTGTCCAGAAGACGCGGGAGCTACAGAAACAGAAGGTTGGCGAGAACGCCCAACTGGTCATTCAGGCTCTCAAGAAGATTGAGTCTGATATACGCGACAGATACGATGACCTTGGTAACAAGATCGAGTCTCGCGTCAGGTCTATCAAGGACGGCAAAGACGGGAAAGACGGCAGGAACGGCGCTAATGGCCGTGATGGCCGCGATGGCTCTATGGGTCCAATGGGTCCAAAGGGCAAAGACGGTCTGAATGGCAGCGATGGCAAAGACGGTGAAGATGGCGTATCAGTAACTGACGCGCACATCGACTTTGACGGTAGTTTGATCATTAGTCTGTCAAGCGGCAGGACTATCAATGTGGGTGAGGTGGTTGCTCCTGATCTTGCTGAGAAGATCAAGGTGATTACCAATGGTGGCGGCACTAGTCAATCAGTGCTTGACACATTGGCCAGCCTCCAGACACAAATCAACAACCTGATCCCTAGCCAAACTGGTCAAGGAGGCAAGTTCCTCACCACTAATGGTTCTGTTTTGTCGTGGGCATCGGTTGCTGGTGGCTTGAGCTACCAGGGCACTTGGAACGCATCGAGCAACACGCCGACTCTAGCGTCTGGTGTTGGTACAAACGGGTACTACTACATCGTTGCGACAGCAGGTTCGACGAATCTGGACGGCATCACTGATTGGCAGATCGGTGATTGGCTAATGTTCAACGGAACTGTCTGGCAGAAGATCGACCAATCCAACTTGGTGACCTCTGTCAACTCTCAAACTGGTGCTGTGGTGCTTACCACCACAAACATCAACGAGGGCACCAATCAATACTATCTGGACTCTAGGGCGCGTTCTGCTCTGAGTGCTGGCACAGGCATTAGCTATAGCACTTCGACAGGTGTGATCACCAATAGCGCACCGGATCAGACGGTTGCGCTTACTGCTGGCACTGGGATCAGCACATCTGGGACGTATCCAAACTTTACGATCACTAATACTGCTCCAGATCAAACTGTCGCTCTTACGGGAGCAGGCACAACCAGCATTAGCGGAACGTACCCAAACTTTACGATCACATCGAACGATCAGTACGTTGGCACGGTCACATCTGTTGGTGGAACTGGCACTGTAAACGGTATCACTCTGAGTGGCACGGTTACGTCTAGTGGAAACTTGACGCTTGGTGGCACTCTTTCTGGTGTTGATCTCACAACCCAAGTGACCGGCACGCTACCTATTGGCAATGGCGGTACGGGACAGACAACGGCCAATGCTGCGTTTAACGCTCTTGCTCCTAGCCAATCATCTCAGTCTGGCAAGTACCTGACCACTGATGGCACAAACACATCGTGGGCTACAGTCAATGCTGGTGCATCGATTACCAACGACACCAGTACATCTACTAACCTGTATCCGCTGTTTGCTGCTGCAACTTCTGGAACGCCAACGGTCATTTACACCAGCAATGCCAAGTACCTATATAAGCCATCCACGGGTGAGTTGCAGGCATCTGCTTCGGTATCGACAAACGGTCTGATAATTAACAGCACAACGGTTGCATCCAGCTACACAATTGCATCTGGTCAAAACGCAATGAGCGTAGGGCCGATCACCATGAACTCTGGCGTTACTGTGACCGTATCTTCAGGTCAGCGTTGGCTGGTTCTGTAAGGATAAAAGATGAGCAAGATCGCTATTGAAGGCAATGCAAGCGGAACGGGTACGTTCACCATTGCATCTCCAAACTCGAATTCCAGCCGAACCCTGTCATTGCCTGATGGAACTGGCACTTTTGTTGTCAATGGCATCAATAGCTCAATTGTCTCCGGCACAGCCGTGGCTTCAACGTCTGGTACGTCGATTGATTTCACCGGCATCCCATCGTGGGTGAAGCGGATCACTGTGATGTTTAACGGGGTGAGCACGAACGGTTCTTCTTCCCCGTTGGTTCAGTTGGGCACTAGCGGCGGTGTGGTTACAAGCGGTTACGGTGGTACTGGCAGCTTGATTGCTTCAACTGTGACA